TGCCTTCGTTTTTGGTCATCAATTTTTCTTGCTGCTCGCGCTTTTGGATCAGCATAGGTAGCCTTTCTTGCTGCTTCTTGAAGAGCATTATTTCTTTTATCGGGGTCTTTAATTTTAAGAGCCTTTTCTGCTGCTTTCATTGCCTCTTCAAATAGTTTCTTCTTTGCCATTATAATTCTCCTTATACGTATGATTGTCTAGGTGCTAAAGATAATGTAGCTTTTTCTCTGTCTTCTGTAGAAGCAAGTAGCCACTGCTCTTCGTATTCTTGTTTTAAAAATTGTACTTTAGATCCTGCTTCTGGGATCTTTAGTGATAAATAATAAGCAAGTCCAGCAACCATACAAGGTAAAAACCTAAAGGGTATATGCTGAGTATTAACGCCCGTACCTGCATCGTCAATTCTTTTTAAAAACCAATAAACAAAAGTATAACTTCCGTCATTTGGGATAGGCCATAAAGTTATTTTAGGAACCGCTGCCTGTCTATCTATATAAACTTGTATGGGTCTGCCCGTGTCATTTTTACTAGGTATAGAAGCATAAGTAGGGTTTGATATTCTAGATATAGTTATATCCGATTGAGTTGTTCCTGTCCCTGTTCTAATAACCTGACTAATAAGATCAATAGTAGTTGTAGGTAGATCATATGTTGCAGTGTCTTGAACAAGAGGAATAGTAGCTTGTTCTACAGTCCAAAGATTAATACCTCGATTAGCCCATTCAATAGTAAGTAAATTCAAACTACGTGTAGCTGTTCTTAAATCATAGCCCGTTCTAAGTTCCGCACCGCAACGCTCAAACGCTTCTTCTACTAGCAAGTTAAGATCTAGGTTAAAATTATGTGTATTTGTCGTTGTCATTATTTCTTACCTTTTCTTTTAAGTGCTGCTACTCTACGGGGTTTACCCGCTGGTTGCCCAAGTCTTTTCTTTTGGGCTATACGCGATCTCTTTTGTGCAGGTGTCATCTCCCCAGATGTTTTTGGAGTTTTAGCAGAAACACGTTTAGAAGGTCTGCAGTAAGGCGTACCACGAGTCTCACCTTTTTTTCTACCACAAGCTTTACCTGTTCTTACGTCTTTCCAATCTTCTTTAAACCAGCGTTTTAAAGATGCGCCTTTTTTGGTTTTACGAACAGCCATTATTTACCTGCTTTCTTTTTCCTGCATTTAGCAATAGCCCCAGAAGCATAAGCGCTAGGAAAGACTCTATAACTAGCCTTTACCTTTTTATAACACGCATCTTTAACACTCCCGCCTTTTTTTAACTTTAAAGACTCAAGAGTCTTAGCTTGTTTAGCGTGTGACTTAGAAGCCTTCTTTAAACCTTTTACGACCTTGTTAACTTTATTTGTAACTGCGCCGCCTGCTTTCATTTTAGTAGGTTTAGTGTGTCCATAGCCTTTTTTCTTTAGCTCTAGATGTTTAGCCATAGTTGGAGCTTTAACTCCTTTACCCGTCTTTTTATCATACATCATATGAGACTTAAAAACCGAACCGCCAGCTTTCATCTTTTTAGGGTTTATAATACCCATACCACGAGAAGCTCTCATATTACACCATTCTACCGCGAGTACGACCTTTAGTAATAATACCATCTGCTCGTTTAGAAGCAGAAGAAACCATACCACCTTTCTTCATTCCTTTTTTCTTAATCTCTTTAACAACGCGCTTCTTTTCGCTTTTTAGGTTGCGCTTGCCTTTTTTAGTATAAGCTTTTTCAGCGTCTACTCGACCTAATTCTTCGAGTTCATTTTTTACGCTTCCGCCTTTCTTCATGCCACCCATAGCAGCTTGTCTACGCCGCGCGTCCATAGCCATAGCCATTCTTGGGTCCATAGCGCGAGTACCAGCTTTATCAGCCATAGCCATACCGCCACCCATCATTTTTTTGACTTTACCGCCCTTCATCATTTTCTTAACTTTACCACCCATCATCATTTTCTTATTATACATCTTGCTCTCCTTAGAATATTCTTTACCCACAGACTGTGGAATGTTTACCTTTTTAGCAAACTTAGGGTTATTAGCCACCGCCTGCATTAGTTTAAGTTGCTTGGCGCTTTTAGCTGGCATTACTTACCAGCCCACCAATATATAACCGTTGTAATTGCACTGCCGATAGCACCGCAAAACCACATAGCCATTCTTCTACCACCCTTTATTTCAGATAACATAGTTTCAATATTATCAACAGCAATTTTTAGGTGGCGGATATCTTCTTTCACTTCGTCCATATCTTTTTGCATATGGTCAATAGCTACTGAATGTTCTCCTAGTTCACGTTCGGTACTCATTAGCATTTCCACCTTTTTAATGATGCTGCTTTTCTAGTAGGACGACCTTTAGAATCTTTCATAGGGCCTTTCATACCAGACATTCGTGCACAAAAAGATTTACGGCGAGCCGCATCCTTTTTCGTTTTGGGATTGGGTGCAGGAGCCTTGAGATTAGCTCCAGTTTTTCGATTATATTTAGCGCGACCTTTCGCAGTAAGACCCGCTCCTTTAGAGACGGGGAGCTTTTCGCCCCTTCCTACTGCTAAAGATACGCCTTTTTTTCTAGCTTTAGGTTTAGCTTTCTTTGCCGTTGCCATACATTACCCACAAAATAGTGTGTAGTCAGTTATGTTAGTTGGTATTACTTCTGCAAAGTCATTAGTCTGTCTAGCAGTTAAAATTCCTTGACCCGGTAGTTGTAGCTGCTCAACAAGTGTAGCCCCCGCAGGTGTAGAAATATTAAATATTGTGTTTACCACAGAATCTACACTATTTATTCGCACAACAAGGCTTCCAGCTGCAGCGCTGCACAATACATAAAAACCTTTTATGCGCGCTCTGGGTAAGAATAAATTTCCTGTTGTACCAACAGATACATCATTTGTGGATGCGCCACTTGCAACAATACTAGTAATAGATGCAAAAGGAATTGTACCTGATACTGTAGTAGCGTTAGGTCCTGTAATAACCTCGCTAACATCACCGCTAGATATACTACCTACTCTACGCCCTGTTACAGTAAAAGTAATACCACGATCATCTCCATCTGAGGTAATATTTACTAAATAACCTGCCCCGTTTAACGCGGGGCTATCGGTTAACAACGTAAGAGTAAGAGCATCAGCTGCAATAGTTGCGGCAGCGCGATAAGTAGTGTTACTTACCGTAGGGTTAATTGCCCAAATATCTCCGTCCATAATAATTTCCTAGTCTATTAAACTCTAGTTGAGAATGGTGTAGCTGGTGTTGAAGCAGTAGGAAATACCGATACCCCTTCTAGTTTCCATGCTGCTGCACCAACTGCAGTTAGAGTAAATGTAGAACCCGCGTCTCCGCCTTGAGTAGTACCATTAAATGTAACTGAATTAGCTGTACCGGGAGTGTGGAAAAATGCAGCTACACCAGCATCGTTAGCATCATCACAGAAATTAATAGTTCCAAAAATTACATCAGTAACGGCGCCAGTATTAATAATAAGGCTAGTTGTAAGATCAGCTATTACAGTAAATCTAAACTGCATACCTAAATTACTTGTTTGATTAGGATCAGAAGCTCCGCCTTGGCCTTGGCCTGCAGCTGCGTTAGCGCCTGGATTAACTGCATTAATAAGAGGTAGAGTAAATGTACCGCCATCTGCAGAAACAGTAAGTTCTTTACCGGCGTGTCCAGGTGAACCTACGGTTGCTGGCAATACGCCAGGAGCTGAAGCTGCTACAGGGAGCGCGGTTAGAGTAAGAGTACCGCCAGTCAAAGCTGCGGTTGCATCAATTGCGTTATTGAAGCCGGACTCAACAAATCCACCAAGGGATCTGACTGGACCAGCAAAAGTGGTTATAGCCATTTTAATTCTCCATACAAAGTTAAGCTTATTAGTCGTGTATGCGTCTGCCGGGGCAGTCTAATAAGCCGGATTTTTCCCGGAATATTATGATACTACACTTATTAAAATGATTATACAACAGAAAAAGAAAAACCCGGGTGGAGGATGACACCAGGGTTTTCCGCCGA